GTTCTATGTAGGTAAGAACAGTGGATGGTGTACCAGATGAATCCATTATGCGAATGTATCTAGGTTTGCGCCACAGGGGGAACACTGATTTATAATCAAGAGATTGATAATAATCAGCAGTTGTGAATTGAATTGATTGCTCAGTTAGGTCTTTAATGAAATCATCAGATTGGTGAGCTTTGATAGTTGCAGCTTTAACTGCCAGAGCAGTTTCTGCAACAAGATCAGGACGGTTGGTTAGAGAGTATACATCTGAAACAATAGAAGAGAAAGATGTATTGCCAACTGAGGTTAGAGGTGTTACAAATATCGTCATAATAATTATGCCAATGTCAGATTGGTTGAACGAGTAACACCATCACTACCACGCACAGAAATGCGTAAATTAGTATTAGATGTAAGAGCAAATGTCATCTGCCCATTTACTGTCAATGCAGGTGCAGCAGTGTTGACATTGGAAATAAAATTACCTAACGAGTCAAACCTACCAATTTCAACATTGTTGGTTGCAAATATTAATGGTTGTGCAGTGTATGTTCCAACAACCATTGGTGTTGAGCCAGAAGCTGCATAACCATAATTAGGTTGGCTGAATGGGCCAGAGCCAGTGAATGTAGAAGAGTTAATTCCGAACTCAGCAAAATTCGTAGTTGATGAAGCAGCATCATTTGCAGCTACCCAATTTGTGGAAGCAAGAGGAGAATTTGATTTGTTTTGCTGAATGATTTGTGAATAGCCAGCAGTTGTTGCACTGAAAGAATTAATAATTCCAGTGTCTGTAAATGTGAGAAAATCTAATGGGTCATCAATAATAATATCAGCAATTGTTTTACCGACAATTCCGGGACCTGTGATTACCAGAGTGTATCTTCCATCAGCTGCATAAAATTCAAAATAACCATTCCCATCAGTTAAGATAGGATTGATTATTGCAAGACTTCCAGCAGCGTCTGAAAAAATACTAGCGACAGTTGTAGTTCCGGAAACCAGAACTTGTACTGATGCACCAACAACTGGTTTACCTACTGAACTTGCAACTGAATCGTAGTATTTTTTCATCCTATTTACCTTTTATTTTTTTGCGCCTGATGCAATATTAATTGCACCAACTTTAATTGTGCCTGCTGGAATTGGAGTTTGAGCAGCAGAAGCCTGCGCTTCTGAACTTGCCTGCATTCCATTAATTGTGTGAGAATTGGCAATGCCTTCTAATTTACCTTGAGGAGTTGTTCCCATATCTCGTTGAGGATTTCCCATTGCAGCAAGAATTAGAGCACGCTCTTCTTCCCGAATCTTAGCGCGCAAAACTGCAACTGGATCCATCATTTCAGAGTCAATTGTTTTCTGTGCCGGATCAATATAGAAATTTGGGTGAGCATTATCACACTCAGTTGTCAACTCTTCAATCTCATCTTTTGCAGCAGTTGCATACATTCCAGCTAGGAAGTGAACAACTTTGCCAGATTTGAATGCATAACCCATGGTCATTGCACGAGATTTAAATACAGTAAGTTCAGCCATTTAAGTTTCCGATCGTTTGGTGGTGAGAGAGGTAATAGTATAGTTTGAATTAGGCAGATAACTATACCAGAAAAACTGCACCCTTCCCCACCAAGAGGAATTAGAGAAGAGAATTAGCCTGCTGCGCCTGCAGTCAAGTTATACACAACGCCATTAGCTGGAGGATTCTTAACAACACAAGTCAACTCAGTTGTCAGAGTTCCGCCCACTGCGTCAATACCGTTGTCATTTGCATCGCTGTCTGCATTAAATTCTTTATTCTGGGTTTTGCGATCGCCCAAATATGCAGCACGGAATGTAGACAAATCAACAGCAACGGCCATTTTAGCCCAAGTTGTATTGGAGTTAAAGAGTGGATGCTCAATCATCTGAAATGCACCACGAGAAGTTTTCAATGTGGAATATTGCAGACCCCAAGAAGTTTGACCATCTTGGATTTGATAGAACGAACCAGTTGCCAGACGTTTAATGTTGGTAATTACTTTCTTAGCGGCACCACCTACAAAGAGAATACGCTCATTGCCAACCTTTGGATCAGTTGCCTGATTGAAAATTGGATCCAAAAAGCCTTCGAGTTGAGGATAAGTGGTAGTAGAACCAGCAGTATAAACGTTGGTTACACCAGCATAATACGAAGGATAGTTACCAGCAGTACCAACAATATTAATCAATCCATCCATTGTGCGGAAAGGTTGACCATTACGAGAACCTTGAGATTTTTGTCCAAAGAACAGAGCTTTCTCAATATCAGCAGCGTGGAATGCAGCACAATCAGTACGAGATTCAGCAATGTTGGTATCACCAGCAATCATCATTGTCTGACGAATGGTGTCGGAGATTGCCCAAGTATTACGGAAAATCTGAGTGTAATTTGTGATGCGAACCGGATTGATGATAAGAGAATTGGGACGTAGAGATGCTTCTTCAAAAGCATTGCCAACTTGATATGCATCAACGGAAGCAGGAACAGCTGCGGCTGCAACAGTACCAACTGCACGAGTTACAGTGAATTGAGTCGAACTGATAACTTGATTAACAATAAAATTTTCATACGATGCGCTGTTGTTAATGCGCATAATCATGCCGGGCAAGATGTTTGCAGTAGAAAGAACAGTGAACGTTGTATCAGAAATCAGTTGACCGCCAGCGGAAAAAGTAACTTGAGGCAACAACATTGTTTTAGTAAAAAAACCATGTTCAGTTGCAACAGCAGTTTCAGACTGGAGCATAGAAGTCATGCCGAACAAAGGTGCAGAACCATTGGGCATCAAGCGAGTAATCATTCCTGCAAATGATTTCTTAGCTAGATCAGTGGTTAGGACCGAGGTATTAAACAAACCAGTAGACATTTTAGTTTCCTTTAAATAAGATTAATTGCTTTGCAATTACATGCAGATGCAGTTGAATGTTGCACCAGTATTGGTGTAAACACCGTTAGCAAAAGTTTGAGTACCAATAGCAGTACACACAAAAAACAAGATTTTAGTTGTCAATGTGAGAACAGCAGTATTACCGGACACAGTAACACCAGTGCCACCAGTCATAGTAACAGTAGATGCACCTTGATTGGAGAAGAAGCAAATAAAGCCTTCACCAACACGAGGAGCAGAACCAGTATTACCATACATAGCTTGCATAATGTTAACAGCAGTATCTGTAACATCGGACACAGCACCAGCACCTTGACGCAATACAACTTGACCTGCAATCGCGGCAGCACTAATAGTTTGAGCACCAGCAGCATTGACGATTGTTGCAAGTTCTGCGAGAGAAACAACATCACCAGGAGCTGCCGCTGCCATGATACGACCAGAGTCGTAAGAATGAACACGTAGATAAGACATAAAGTTCCTTAATTAAAAGTTAACATGTTAGAGATAAAAATGCGAGAGTTAAGCAAAAAACTTGCCCCAATCTTCATTAACTGGAATTGCATCTGCCTTAGGTTTAGGAGAAGCAGCTTGAGTAAATGAGGTGAGATAAGTAGATGCCATATCCTGAAGTTCTTTAACAGAAGCATTTGGATACTTTACTGTTAATTGAGCTTGCAGTGCTTCCATAATTGGAGCTGCTGCCGGATGATTCAAAGCTGGATTAGATTCGCGGAGGGATTCAGAGACTTGATATCTCTTAACTTGTGAAGGGAGCCGGGATTCCAGACCTTCTTGAAACTTTGCCAAAGATGCTTCTACAATTTTAGTAGCTGCAAAAGAACTTTGTGCATAAGAACGTTGAGCAACATCATTAATTGCTTGAGCAAAAGCTGCTGCTGCATCTGGTCCACCTGCTGTAATCTTAGCGAGAACTTCTGGTGGTACTGACTTAGCGAAATCAACTTTGCGAGCGGCCTCTAACATTTTAGCAGGATCGGCACCTGCAAACATATTAGCTGGGAGAGTTGTATCAACGTTTGGAGTATTAGCAGGTTGCCAGAGGTCCTTAAAGTTATCCATGGGGGATACTTCAGGAGCTGGTGTAGTTTGTTGAGTTGTCTGAGTTTGTTGAGTTGTTTGTGTCGGTGCTGCCGGAGCTGGAGGAGTTTCAGTTGCGCCAGCGGATGTAGTACCAAAAATATTAGAGAAAAAAGCCATGATATAAATTCCTTAGGTGGTGGAAGGTTGACGAGAAAATTCAATTAGCATTCTAAGTATGCCAATTTGTCCCATAAGTTCTGCTTCGCGTTGAGCAAACTCCATGGGATTAAATGGATCAAATTTTAGTGCAAGTTTTTCTTCTGCGGCATCGCACATAAGATTTTGCATAAATTGAATGTTTTGTGTTGTTAATGTTTGACCACTTACGGCCTCCTCTTGAGTTAAGGAAAAACGAGAAAAAGAAGTTGTTATGAGATGTGACATTATTGTTGTGCTCCTGGGGCAACATTACCTACATCAGCAGCTTGTGGTTGTGATGCTAAAGTTCCAATGAATGATTGCAATGGATCTGGTTTAGGCGGTGGAGCTTCACCTTGCTGTAACCAACCAAATTGTTGTGGAGTTGGTTGTGGATTATTCCAAGGTTGACCTTTGGAGAGAGCTAATTGTGCCATTTGCATCCATTGATTAGATGCTTGTTCGTATGCAACTTGTTCTGGAGTTTTCTCAAAATCGGAAATTAGAGCACCTTGAGTTTTCATAAGATAAGAAAACATTGGGCCCATATTGTAATTTTGAGCAATCTGAGGACTTGAACCAATAACTTGCAAAGATGTTTGGAAGCTATCTGCATTAATCAATTTGGATGCTGGAGCCAATCCATCAGTCATTTTAAAGTTAATAATAGCTTTTCGCAGTGCAACTGGGTCTACTGGAACTTGAGTTTTCTTATCTGAATAATATACCTCAGTTGGACCTTGATACTGAAGAATATTAAGTTTAAGAATTTCTTTCAAAGGTGTAAATACTTGGTCCTCATAGAGAAGAGCTTGATTTTGGTCCCGGCCATTAGAGTTATTCATAACGTCTGAATACTCTGTTTGGGTCTTATTACCTTTTACAAATTGTCCTTGTCTTGCTGGGTTTTGTCCTGAGATAAGTTCTGAGAGTTTAATAACTGAACCCATTTCCTGCATAATAGTGCCAGATTGATCGTCTCTAAATGGTATCGCGTAGTATGCCTCAGAGAGTGGCTTACCATATGCTGCTGGGCGAACAGGTATTTTAGCTGACGGATTGTCAGAGTTGATTTGTGCTTCTCCAACACGCGACGGATCATATAAACCCCTATCTGAAATAGCTCTACGACGAGCAGCAATAACAGAATTCATCATTGCTGAAGAAACTTCTTGAATAGGTTGCACATTTTGTGCTAATGATTTTGTCTGATAACCTAATCCATCTTCCATTGGCACACCAAATAACATTGGAATGCGATTGTGGGCATTAGTTTGTCGCTCAGCATAGATAATAACTGAGTGGTTTACAACAATAAATTTCCAAACTTGTGGAGTGTTAGGTGCAGCAACTCGTAGACCGAAATCAGATGGAATGATTCGGCCATACATTGTTGTTACTTCATAGATGTTTTTATAATCTATTTTTGTTTGAGAATTAGATGCTTGTGCCCATGCCATCCAATCAGTTCCAGAGCGCAAGTTAACATTAACCATTGCATCTTGATTGATTGGAGGAATGTAATAAGATGCAACAGAGGATGTATTAATTGTGTTGCCACCAATACCAGATGCAAATGCTTTTGTAATGTTATCTGTCATTTTATTTGGGAGAGATGCGATAAACATTTTAAGTGCAACTCTAGACATAAGTTCTGTGTAGCCAGCAAATTCTCCAGATTCAGAAATTTGTGATGGATGAACTCGTGTGTCAAAAATAAGATTGTATGGGTCACGACGTTTAATTGTGTTACCTGCCCAGATTACATCTCGCGGTTTACCTTGTTTTCCACCTGCAAATTGTGTATCTGTGTCGAGAGCAGCTACAACTTTCTCTTCCCAATTAACTTCTAATGCTGAGAGATTGTATTTAAACCCATCTCTGAAAAACATTTGGATGTGCCTAATCCATCCACCAACTGTTTGTTGGTTTCCGATTAATGCTTCCATTGCCATTGCAGCATCTTCATATTGTGCTGATGCAACACATCCGAATATAGGATTACCTGACAAAAACACTGAGGATTGATAAGTTACTGCGGCTTCAATTGTTGGCAAGACAACTGGGATTGTAATGTTTTGAAATTTATTTGCATCACCATAACGATTGGCAAGTTTGGCTTTTTGTTGTGTATCTGTCTGATCTTTTTCTCGTTGGTATGCAAGATCAATTTGACGCATTTGCTCTCTAATATTCCAAGAGGCACCTAACATTGTATAAGCTTGTTTTTGAAATTCTATGATTCCAGCCTGAGCTTTTTCGGGAAGAATCATTGGTAGATTGGTTGCCATTAGGTTTCCTAATTAGAAAGGTGCATTATATTCGAGAACTTGCGAGGCGCCATACTCTTGTTCCATTATCACATTTGAAGAAATTAACTGGTGCCCATAAAGTTCCAAAACTTTGGGGGCGTAAGTCAAAAGATCTAATAATCCATCTGTGTTATCTCTTTTTAATGCATTAAATTGTGATGCTTGTAGGTGAACTGCAGGAGCACAATCTGGATGCACAACAACTTCTCCTCTTAGGAGTTGGAGAAACATTGAAAGAATACGGGCATTTTTATTTTGCGAACCTGAATACACTTCAACTGGTTCGATTCCAGTAATTCCTTGCTGGGTACAAATAAAATTAAACCAATACAAAAGAGAATATTGGAACGCATTTGATTCAATTGCAATGATGGAGACGCCATATGTAAAACAGAGTTTAAGGGATTCACGTATTGTATCACCTGGGGATAACCTACCTTCTACGCATTTTCGTAATACTGGATAACCATTGTGTACTTCGAAATATCCAATTGAAACTGCATCAGAGTGTGCTTTGTCATTTGATGGATCAATTATAAGAAATTTAGCTGCTGGAATATCATCATTTTGATATGGGTATGGAGGTATTTTAGATATATCAATTGAATTGTTTGCAGAGGCATTTTCGTCATTGAGAACTTCACTATAAAAAATTTCTGGGTGTCCTGCTGCAAGGTCATTTTGGAATTCTCGGTGGAGTTGTGCAATTGGTTGTAATTCTTCCCAAAGAGAAGTGCCATCTGAGAGAATTCCACCTGCAATGAACTTGATCCAATTGGGATTAGTTTTAAGGTGGCGTAAAATGCTCCATTTGGTGGGATACATATTACCTATAAAAATGAATAGACAGCCTTCTGGAGATTTAGCTTTCATCGCAGTACCATACATTTCTCGTTCTAGCGCATCTGATACAACTTGAGATTCAGCCATTGTTCTAGATTGTATGTCATCGAATATCATTACATCTGGACGCGCATTTTTTAAGTTAATTCCACGAATGGTTTCAATTGTGCCAGCTAAAATGGTTACATTGCGTCCTCTGAAACCAAATTTTTTGAGATCTTGCCTGTCTGTTTCAACTCCAGCTTTCCAGTCTCCAAAAGTTTTTCTAATATTAGGTTCTGAGAGCATATCCATCACATCAGAAACAATATTAATTGCTTTAGTTGTGTTTTCTGCTGTAACTGCTATGAATTTTCTGGTTGTAAACAGGATGCAATATAAAAGAAACAGTTTCATCAATGTTGTTTTGGCAAATCCACGAGGTAAACCTAATGCCAATTGTGAAAAGTCTCGGGTTTTATGTATATAGGTGAGAAGCCATTGCCAAACTGATTGATATACTGGCGGAAATAGGTATTTGTATGTATCTGGTGTTGCCAGAGCTGCTAGGAAGTCGAGAGAATTTTGTGCACTTTGTCTAACTTGATCTATTTGAAATGCTGTTGATTCCATTCGCTCATTGTGACGAGCTTGTTCCTGCAATCTAGCTTGCTCAATTTCAAATGCGCTGGGTGGTGGAGGTTGTTCAACTCCTACAGAATCATGTAGATTCATTTTGCACTTACAGAAATGGAAGAGACAGAATTCTTATTAAGTTGTGCTCGCAGTCCCATTAGAAGAGATAGGGCTGCTGCTTTGTTAAGTTCGATTTGTTTCTGTTTTTGTTCCAATTGTAATTGCGTCATTTTGATTTGATTGGTTAGTTTGGGTGAGGAGAGCATTTGAAGCCTCCAATTGTTTTAACATTTGCCCAGATGGAATAGTAACAAGAGTCTGGGAACCTACTTGTATAACTTGATTATGCACATTGGATTGGAATTTTTCGAGAATAATTTGTGGAATATTAAGTTGGATGATGGTTTGTTTTTGTGTAAGATCTTCTGGCGCGCTTTGTCCTCTTCGTTTTGCTGCATTTAAGATTTGAAATGATTTTAAAATTTCCATTGGTCTTGTCATAAATGGTAAGCAATCTTGCATTTTGCGCAGCAACTTGTCTTCCAAATCATCTATGTGGGAATCTCTTTCATTGTTTTTGGATAGAGATTCAAACTTCTTTTCAACAACTCGTTGTGCAAAATCTTCTTGAGATAATAGTTGTGAGATCCGAGATATATCTACTCCGAGAGCATTGGCAACTGCTTGTGGAGGAACACCTTGTCCTAAAAGAGTAAGAGCACGATCTTCAGTAGTTGTGGTTGTGGATGACATATGAGTTCCTTAATTAAGTTAATATTAATGCAAATTGCCGAACGCAGTGAGGTGGGGATCAATGTGTTTTGAAAAATTTTAGTAAAATAAGTTTGACGTAATAGGAAAACCGTCGCGCGCGAATGCAAAAAGGCCCCAGCCCCGGTCAGATCTAAATAAGAATCATTCGCATTACAGTTGTATGATGTCTAATGTGTTAGTTAGTGCTTACTTACATTGGATTAAATCAAGTCAATTGATTTTAGTTAGTGTATGTTAGTTAGTGCTTACTTTATATGGGGCTGGTACTGTGTTTATATACAGTATAGGTTATGGGGCTGGTTATGCTTAAATAACATACTTACAAAAACCCCATGTGCTGCGCAATATTGCACATCTAAGTTATGCACAGGAATTATATTGCACACACCAGAAATTGACAAGAGTTATCCACAGATTGTGGATAACATTATTAAGAGTGTAACATTATTTTGTAATTATGCATTATTGCACCATGCTGGCGCATATTCACCATAAAGGTGCAGAATTGGGAGAAAACGCACAAATAGAGGGAATGTAAGTTTGGTGTAAGAACTGTTAAGCTGTGGATAGATTGTGGATAACGCAGGTAAGTGGTTGATTTATAAGGGTTTTTTGTGTGGATAACTTGAGGCGCGAAAACTTGGCATAGAATGTGCTTATATAATAGGGCCTAAGGGCATAACTTAACCAAACTTAAAGGAATCACTATCATGTCAGTAATCAGCAATATCCACACAGCCACAGTTTACGATGCTAAAAAATCAGCACCATTTGATGGGCAACGCTTAGTTGTCACAATTGCCAAGAAAGATAAGGACGGCAATTATGGCCAACATTTACAGCAAACTATGGCAACAAGTATTCCATTGTTGACTGCCGAATCCATTGATTTTACTAATTCTAGTGTGCAGTTTCATGCCGTGGAATACTTCAAGACAATTCAAAATGCAATCATTGCTGACAGAATCAAGTCAGGTCAAAAGTCAGTGCAATCATCTGACATTGAACAAAATGCAATTATTGCATATCTCGAAGCAGAAACAGTGGGAGATAAGTGGACTTCTGAACGGGTTGCACAATGGTTTATGGATAACATTGCACTGGCATTCACAGAGAAACTATTGGAGAAAGGAATTGCCGATGCAGAGATTGATAAGAAAATCGAAGTAACCAAAGGTAAGTTTGCGGAAGTGCTTTCTACGAAAGCCAAGCCCGCAACAATGGTTGCCCAAAAGCTGACTGAAGTCTTGAATCTGTGTGACGATACTTCTGATGTTGTTTACAAGAGATTTTATGCAAAATTGAATCCGCCCACAGTTGCGGAAGCATTGGATTTTGGATTCTGATTAGAATTAAACTAGATAACCTTGGATTATATCTAGGGTTATCAATGGTTAATTTTGACCTTAATTATTGGAGTTATCATGTTGTCCCAAGAAACCTTAAATGCAATCAATGCAGATATTCTGGCAATCACAGAACAGTACACTAGTGGATTGATTACAATTCAAGAATATGTATCTGCAATATCTAATCGTAAAGTTATGATTGACAACCTTGATGTATCCGGATTGACTTGTCCGAATACAGGATTGAGATATCCCACTAAAGAAGAAACGGATAAATTCATATCACAATTCAATTAATTTAAAATGGCATTCTCAGACTTTGGCACGCGTGACACAATGCCAGAATGCCAGAATGCCATTTGACCCCTGCACCCTCATGCCTCATAGGTGCATCGGTCACTTATATTAGTTACTTGTATCTAGGTAGTTAATATAAGTCCCTATATGTTTTTATATATAAATTTTGATACCCCTAAATATGACCGTAAGATGAACTATCTAACTCTCACACCTATGAACAGTGTATCTAATATAAGTACAATCCTATCCTCTGTGGGGATGGGGGTTGACACGCCTCTGGCATTGTGGCATATTGGCATATTGGTTGCCGTGCCAGAGCTTCGCTCTCAGGATTTTATATTCTTAATTCGTAAATGAGTTAAGAAACCTAGAATCTTAAATCTTATCATATCTTTAATTGGAGAATCAAATGTCAGCATCACAAATGCATTACTTCTATCAAGTGCACAAAACTAAAATGATTCAACAACATCTTACTCCTCTGAGTTATTTTCGTTTTGTTGAAATCTTAAACAACCTGGGATTTTAAATCATGGCATCCAAACATCATACCTGCAATTCTCTACCTAATAATCCTAACTATTATTGGTTACAATCTCTGCAATCATTTGATTCACACAATGAACATGAATCTTATATGTGGCTTTTCCTTTTTTATATTTCAACATTAGGGGAATAAATATCATGTCAGAAATCAAACTATCTATCGAAACTCAAAAGCAAGAAATTGCAAACACACTTCATAACTCTGAACACATATTTGAAATCATTGATGATATGTTTTGGGGCTACCATGAGTATTCCAATTATCTTTATTCAACATACATTGGAAACACTGAATACATAT